GCCCGAGGAATAGAAATTTATTTTAATAAAAGAGACCATAGATTCTCCACTAGCGATTTACGCGATAGAGTGTATGGAGAAGAACTTAAAAAAGACATTGGAGGTCTTACATGAAAATAACTATAGTTGGCTATGGTTTTGTGGGTAGAGCTGTAGAGTATGGATTTAGAACTCCTAAAGTAAGAATGCAAATTGTTGATCCTAAATACGGTAAAACCTGCTATAACAGTTTAAAGGACGTTAATCTAGAAGAAAATATAACGTTTGTTTGTGTACCAACTCCTATGAATAAAGACGGTTCTATAGATTCCACCATTCTGGTAGATACAGTTAAAGAGCTAAAAGAACGAATGTCCGGAATAATTGTTATCAAATCTACGGTAACTCCTGATATAATTAAAAAACTCGTAGTAGGTTCGGGCGGTACTAGAATCGTATATAACCCAGAGTTTTTAACAGAAAAGAATGCTATAGATGATTTCATAAATCCTGATAAGCATATCTTTGGCGGAAACGACGGATTTATCGACAACCTAGAATTCTACTATAAAGAATATAGCCTTTGTAGACCTTGTCCAGTACATCGAATGTCTGCGGTAGACGCTAGTTTTGTAAAATATGGAATTAACTCTTTCTTAGCTATGAAAGTTCTGTTTTTTAATCAGCTATATGATGTAGTAGAAAATAACGAAGCAGCTTATAATAAGATAGTGAATGCTATAACATCGGATAGTAGAATAGGTAGATCTCATTCTGCAGTTCCTGGGCTTGATAATAAGCGAGGATACGGAGGAGCTTGCTTTCCAAAGGATACAAGCGCGTTATTTAATTTAGATAAAGGGTTTACATTACTAGGAGAATGTGTTAGAATTAATAATGAATACAGATCTCAATATGAATTAGACCAAAGGGAAATAGAACAACATGTCGATTATGGACAAACTGAAGAAAAACAGTAAAATCAAAACTTCTGAAGTTCTTGCGGACTCAAAATTCTTTACAGAAGTAGATATGACACCAACTGATGTACCTATGATTAACGTAGCACTTTCAGGTTCTGTCGATGGAGGACTGGCACCTGGACTTACAGTACTGGCTGGGCCTTCAAAACATTTTAAAACATCGTTTGCTTTACTGATGGCAGCATCGTATCTGAAAAAGCACCCAGAAGCTGTTATGCTATTTTATGATTCAGAGTTTGGTTCTCCTCAAGCTTATTTCGAGCAGTTTGATATTGATACAACCCGCATTTTACATACACCAATTACAAATGTAGAAGAGCTTAAATTTGATCTTATTTCTCAATTAGAAGAAATTTCGAGAGATGACAAAGTAATTGTTGTAATTGATTCTATTGGTAACTTAGCTTCTAAGAAAGAGCTAGATGATGCAATCAATGAAAAATCAGTAGCAGATATGTCACGTGCGAAAGCTTTAAAAGGTTTATTTCGTATGTCGACACCATATCTTACAATGAAGAATATTCCTCTGATTGCTGTTAACCATACGTATATGGAAATTGGCTTGTTTCCAAAAGCCATTGTAGGTGGTGGCACCGGAATTTATTATTCTGCAGATAATATTTGGATCTTAGGTCGTCAACAAGATAAAAAGGGTACAGAAATACAAGGTTATCATTTCGTAATTAACGTGGAGAAAAGCCGTTATGTTAAAGAAAAATCTAAAATTCCTATCACTGTCTCTTGGGATGGTGGTGTCCGTAAGTACTCTGGCTTGCTCGATTGTGCTCTTGCTGGTAATTATGTCACTAAGCCTTCCAATGGCTGGTATGCTGCGGTTGATCAAAGTACTGGAGAAATTGGACATAAGGTTCGGCACGCTGACACTCTTGATGAATCCTTCTGGAGTCCAATCTTTGCTAATACAGATTTTAAAGACTTCTTGAAAAAACAATACAGTATTGGTCATCAATCTCTAGTAGATATGGATAAGATTGTGGAAGAAGCATAATGAAAGAAAACACTGATTATGAATTTATTCCAGTTGAGGGTCAAGATAACTGGAATATAAGAATAAAAACAGGAGATTATATAGAGACTGTGTTTCAGTTCGGAGCTTTAGCAGTAAATGAAGGAGATGAGTCTTTAAGCTTTAATTTTGAAGTAATCTCCTCACCTATAGAAGATTTAGTTCCTGATGAAGATATTGGTTTACAAAAGAACGTAGGCAGTATACTATATGATGTATTAGAACAGGCTAGCGCGATGGGGCAAAATGAGTAACGTAGAACAAGTAATATTACGAAATGTGTTGAATAACGAATCTTATATGCGTAAGGTTCTACCGTTTATTCAGCCAGATTATTTTCAAGGAGTTTACAATCTTCTTTTTAAAGAAGCTGCAGCATATGTAGCAAAATTCAATACACTGCCGACTAAAGATTCTCTTAAGATTGAAGTCGATGGATCTGATAGGTTTAATCAAGATATGTATGGTGCAGCCATGGAGATTATTCCAGTGCTGTTTGAAAAGGATAATGCTGATCAAGAATGGCTTATGAGCACTACTGAAAAATGGTGTCAAGATAGGGCTATTCATAATGCTGTCATGGAATCAATAAGTATTATTGATGGGAAGCATAAGTCTCTTACTAAGAATGCTATGCCAGATCTCCTAACAAAAGCTTTAGCAGTAACCTTTGATCCTTCAGTAGGTCACGACTATATTGAAGATGTTGAAAAACGATATGATTTTTATCATGAAGATGAAGAGCGTATTCCTTTTGATTTAGAATACTTTAATCAAATCACAAAAGGCGGATTACCTAACAAAACTCTTAACATTGCTCTTGCTGGTACAGGTGTAGGTAAATCATTGTTTATGTGCCACATGGCAGGTAATGTTTTAACTCAAGGTAAAAACGTATTATACATAACTATGGAAATGGCAGAAGAACGTATTGCAGAACGGATTGATGCCAATCTGCTAAATATCCCTCTTGACCAGCTACAGCATATCACTAAAGAGATGCTAACTTCGAAGGTAGATAAGCTCGCATCTAGAACAAACGGCAAGCTCATTATCAAAGAATATCCCACTGGTTCTGCTCATACAGGCCATTTTAGAGCACTGTTAAATGAGCTTAAACTCAAGAAGAACTTTGTGCCAGAAATGATATTTATTGATTACCTTAATATATGTTCTTCTTCTCGAATGAAAGGAATGGGTGGTGCAATTAACTCTTACACTTATATCAAAGCAATTGCTGAAGAATTACGAGGACTTGCAGTTGAGTTTAACGTCCCGCTTGTATCTGCAACGCAAACGACGCGTAGTGGTTTTGGTAGCTCGGATCCTGGGCTTGAAGATACGAGCGAGTCTTTTGGATTACCCGCAACGGCAGATCTAATGTTTGCCCTTATATCTTCAGAAGAGCTTGAAGCTCAAGGCCAAATAATGGTTAAACAATTAAAGAATAGATATAACGATCCTAATAACAATAAGAGATTTGTTATTGGAATTGATAAATCTCGTATGAGGCTGATAGATGAAGAAAATGGAACTGAAGGTGTAGTAAATGATGTTCCCACTTTTGATAAAACTGAAATGAACCAAAGGTTTAAGGACTTTAAAATACAATGAAAGGAAATAAATAATGGCTGTAATAGAAAAAAATAAAAAGACAAGTATCGGAAGTCGTAATGTTAAAACGTCTTCTATGAACAAATCAAAGAAAAGAAGTTTTAAAAAGTACAGAGGTCAAGGTAAGTAATGAAAACTCGTCTCCTATCATATACTCAACCAGTAAGACATGTTCACTCAGGTGATCTTGGTATTATGGGTTTAGATAACATTCAAGATTTGATTGCGTATTGCGCTCGAGTATCAAATCCAAATAATCAAAGTAATACAAAAACTACAGCAAAACTTCTTAATTATCTTATTGAGCATAAGCATTGGTCTCCGTTTGAAATGGCTTCTGTTACCATGGAAATTGAAACAACAAGAGATATCGCTAGACAGTTTCTACGTCACCGATCATTTTCGTTTCAAGAGTTTTCTCAGCGGTATGCTGACATCCGTGATCTTAATGATAATTTTGTAATTCGTGATGCTCGAATGCAAGATCCTAAAAATCGTCAAAACTCTGTCGTAACAGATGATGCCGATCTACAAGAACGTTGGGCTGAGATGCAAGCCGATGTGATCGCCTGCTCAAAGGCGGCATACAGCTGGGCACTAGCAAACGGTATTGCGAAAGAGCAAGCCCGTGCAGTTTTACCAGAAGGAAATACTGTCTCTCGGCTCTACGTAAATGGTACTATTAGGTCATGGATTCACTATATTGATCTAAGATCCTCAAATGGTACACAACAAGAGCACATGGACCTGGCAAAAGAAATAGCGAACGCCATAAGTATAATATATCCTAGTATCATAGACTTTATAAAGGAGTAAAATATGTTTCACGGTCGTCAAAGAAAGATTAGCACCTTTCACGCAGATAGCGGAAAGGGATATGCGGAAGTATGGATGGACTTTAAAGAAGAAGTGGCTTTTATAAAATACTTTGATGATAATGATGTTAAGTTTTTCGAAGAGGATTTCCCCAATAAGACCACACGCTATGTTGAAGACGCTGCGCAGAATTGGGCGTTAGGAATTAAAAAACTTGATGGAAACTTTCAGCTTGGATTATTATAGTATGTACAATGCTTGTAAAATATTGTAGAATAAATTATATTAAATATGGAGAATAAAATGAGTGATTTTGCTAATGACATGTACATGATGCATAACAAATTCGGCGTACGTGAGTGGTTTGAAGCCAATAAAGAAAATAAAGATCTTATGCAGAAATATCTCATGTTTCGTATGCTTATGATCGGTGAAGAATACCAAGAGACATTGTCTGCTATTAATAATTCTGATGCAGAGGAAGTCGTTGATGGTCTAATTGATATGTGCGTATTTGCTATCGGCACTCTTGATATTATGGGTGTTGATGCTAATAAAGCATGGGATGCTATATACCAAGCTAATATGGCAAAAGAGCCAGGCGTAAAGCCTGGTCGCCCTAATCGTTTTGGATTGCCCGATTTACTAAAGCCAAGTGGTTGGCAAGGGCCATCACACGAAGGCAATCATGGCGATCTGCCGAGTATCGTCTAATGAAAAATGAAGGTGAAAAACTTTGGAAAAAGGTGAAGAAAATGGATCTAGGAAACCCGATGATAACAGCCCTTGTTGGGCTGGTCATTTTTTATATTGGACTTAAGACATTCTCAGGTGGAATGAAATCTATGGGGAATATGGAACACCTTAACTGGTTTCTAGGTAGTCCGATCTATATGTTTTTTGGTGGAATTATCATGACATTGCTATGGCAATCATCTTCACTATCTACTACTGCTATTATTGCATTAGTTGCTTCTGGTGCTTTACCGCTGCCTGCAGCTATTGCATGCGTTCTTGGTGCTAATATTGGTACGACAGGTACAATATGGCTGGCTGGTTTATTTGTCTCTGATGGAATGCCTAAAGGTGATACGCTACGAATTGCAATGGCACATACTGGAATGAACCTACTTATGGCTCTTATGCTACTACCTTTTGTTGGACGAATAGCGCAGTATTTAGCTAGATTTGGATAAAAATTCTAAGTCATTGATTACAAACAAAACAAAAATGCGCTTCGGCGCATTTTTTTGTGTACATTGCTTTTTAAACGTGTTATAAAGGTTATAACAAAAGGAGAAAACAATGTTTGAAGTTGGAATGGGAATTATTCGTCAATATAGAGATTATACTGCAAAAGGTGAAATCACTTCTATTCACGATGATGCGGATGGCGAAACACTTATTAGCGTTATGTACGACGATGGTGCCGTGAAAACTTACACCGAAAATTGCGTAGAACAAAACTTAGGTCGTCGCATGATTGTAACCGAGGAGGTAATCTGGTAATGCTTTATATTCGTGAAATCGAAAAAATGTTCAACTGCACATTCGACTATGCAGAAAAAATCTTTGATAACATGGGTGGTCTTGGCTTTGACTTCTCTCAATCTTCGCAAGAAGAGTTCAATGCAACTGCAACTGAAATCTTTCAACTTATGGAAAATGGAGTAATATAATATGGTATTCGTAACTTTTAAAAATCGTTCTTCTGATAGCTATCGTTTTTCTTGTTCTGATATTGATGATCC